TTTTATTCTAAAAAGAATGAAGCTGGGGAACTAGACTCAGAAGGCGAGCAAGCCTTTGTACCGTTCCTTTTTAATAGATGGCTTTCCTTTTATAGTAAGGAACTACCTGGTTTTGTTAATGAGACTTTAAATAAATTTGGAAATATATTTGACGATAAACAAGAAATATATAAATTATATTATTATCTTATACCTCGTCTAAAATGGAAGCGTATTTCTTATATTAAGAAAAAGAAAAAAGATAAAGAAGAGGTTGAAGGTTTATATAATATAGCAAAAAATAAAAATATATCTACAAGAGAAATAGAGCAATACGTTGAATTAGATAAAATTTTACGTAAATAGCTGTATGGCAATGGCAAGTATTGATAATTTAGCACCTACAAAAAGCTTAATTGACTTAACACAAAAAGATAAAGGAGATTTTGGACTTGATGATTATGATTTAGACTTTATTTTTGATGATATTCTTTTAGTTGAATATGTAGATGAAACTGATGAAGGCGATGAAGTTATTCGTAATGGAATTGTTGTACCTACAAATGCTTTAACTAAAGCTTGGCGAAAGGGTAGAGTTATTCTTGCTGGTCCAGATACTAAACACGCAACAGAAGGTGATATTGTAATCTTCCCAAATAATATGGGTGTTACTATTTCTAATATTTCAGTACGTGGCAAAGGTAAAGTTGCTAAAGGTATTTTCTTAAACGAAGAGAGAATGTTTGGTATTTGCAAACATAAAGATGATAATACAAAAAGCAACTCTTGATACTCTTCTTCAGAATAACGTACTTGAAGTGAGATTTCCTAGAAGAATAGTTAAAGCTGGTTTAGCTGCTACTAGAAGAATGCTTTGCACTAACTCTTTAACTTTACTAAATTCTGTTAATGGTAGGATATCTTTAAATTATTTTGCTCCTAAAGGACCTCCTAAGCCGTATCTCGGACCTGATAATTTATCCGTTGCTTGGGATATTTTAATGCAAGATTATAGAAATATAAACTGTAATCAAGTAGACTTAATACAAGAAATACCAGCAAATAATGACTTTTGGGTTTATTTTAATGAAAATATATATCCAATGTCAGCACAGCAAAAATTAAATTTTATGAATTCATGAACGTAAGTTTAGAAAGAGTATCAGATTTCTTAAAGCCCTTTTTATTGAAAGATATAATTATAAGAACTAATAAGAAAGTTCTTAAAAAAGGCAAATTTAAAATATTTCAAATTAAGCAATATTATATAAATTTTACTCTTGAGATAAATGGTGTTAATAAAAATTATGAAATTCCATATCCTTATAGCTTACAAAATGAAGATGATATTGGAGTTTTAAATTATCATTTAAGCTCTTTTATACCTAAAAGACAAATGACAAGAGTAAAATTTTTAGATAGTTCTTCAAAATCAAAACTATATAACAGCCTTGTGTATATATTGCCTTCAGATGGAAATATTATATAATAAAGTGTGATAGGTGGTTTATTAAAAAGCTTTCCGGATAAGTATAATCCGAATCCTGCTCAAATAAAATTACTTAAAAATATTGATCAAGCATTTACCGATGGTTATAAATTTGTTATTTGTAATGCTCCCACAGGATCTGGAAAGTCGTTTATATCTAAAACTATAGGTAATATATCTAGAGAGCCAACAAAAGAGTTTAGAGAGATTGTAACAAATTATTTAGCATATAGAAGATCGCATGGAGGGGGATATACGTATGAAGATGAATGTAATAATGAGCAAGCTTTTGGATGTACAGCTTTAACTATTACTAAGGCATTACAAGATCAATATAAAGAGTTATTTAATGATATAAAGATTTTAAAAGGAAAATCAAACTATCAATGTGAAGTGGATGATAGATTTACTGTTGAGCTAGCTCCCTGTTTGCATTTACCTAAAATTAAAGAAGAATGTTGGGCTAAAAATATGTGTCCTTATTATGAGGATAGAAATACTGCACTAACTTCAACTTTTAGTACTTTAAATTATAATATGTTTTTCTCTTTACCGGATCATTTAAAAAAGAGACAATATATTATATGCGATGAAGCTGCTGAATTAGAAGGTCAATTGGTAAAGGAATTTTCTTGTTCTATTAATTTCGAAAGCTTAACTAGAATGGAAGTTAACATTAGACCTTTTTATTCTAGAAATAGTTTACAAGTTGTAAAGTGGATAAATGAACTTATTTTAGATTTAAATGATAGAATAGAAGAATTAAAAGATGTAACAAACAATAATAAAGTAAGTAAAAAATTTATTATTGAATCAAAGAAGAATTTAATTTCGTTGAGAAATTTACACTCAAAACTATCGCTTATAATTGATACTTGGAATGAAAGTGAATATCTATATGAAACTGATAAAAAAGGTATCAATTTTATGCCTTTAAAGGTTGATAAATTAGCTAATCATTTATTTAAACATGCTGATAAAGTAATATTAATGTCAGCTACTATTATTGATCCTAACAATTTTAGTAAAAGTTTAGGTATTAAAAAATTTAAATATATAGAAGCTGAATCTTCATTTGATTCAAAAAATGCTCCTATCTACTGTAATACTAAAGTTAAATTAAATTACCATAATTTAAAACGCAGTCTACCTAAAGTTGTAAAACAAATAGAAGAAATTTGTGATTTTCATAAAAGCGATAAAGGTATTATTCATACTCATAATAATGTTATTACATCTTTCTTATCAGATAAATTAACTGACTCAAGATTTTTAATAAGAGAACCCGGAGTTAGAAATGAAGTTATATTAGAGCAACATTTTTTAAATAATGATCCTACTGTATTAATATCCCCTTCTATGTCTCATGGTGTCGATTTAAGAGATGATCTTGCAAGATTTCAAATCATAGTTAAAGCTCCATTTTTACCTACTAAAGATAAACGAATAGAAAAATTAATGAAAGATAACTTTGATTGGTATATCAATAAGATGCTTTGTTCGTTAATTCAATCATGTGGAAGAGGTGTAAGATCTCATAAAGATCACTGTGTTACTTATATTCTAGATGGTTCTATTGCTGAGAGTGTAGTTAATAATAGACATAAGCTACCTAAATATTTCATTGATAGGTTTTTGTAATAAATATATAAGACGGTATGAAGAATAGAGCTTTTCATTTTGAAATTAAAAATTTACTAACCCAGTTTGTTGCTGCATTTGATGATACGGTAATAAGTAGGTTTGATAAAAACCGAAATGCGAAGTCAAATATAGAGGTTAGATATGTATTCGCGCCTAAGCAGCGTGTTATGTATGATATAGTAAATAAAGCTCAAAATTTAACTCTTCCAGTTGTAGCAATTAATTTAGATAGTGTATCACGAGATGAAACAAGAGTTTTTAATAAATTAGCTACTTCAATGATACCCGCTCAAGAAAAAGATGATCCTAAATCTTCTACTAAATTTCTAATGCCGGTACCAGTAAATCTTGAAGTTAGTATGTCTATTCTTGCAAGATACATGCAAGACGTCGATCAAATAGTTTCGAATTTTGTACCATATAACAATCCTTATATTATACTTTCTTGGAAAGTACCTGAAGATATAGGTGCAGAGTATGATCAAGAGATAAGAAGTGAAGTTCTTTGGAATGGAAATTTAACCTATTCTGCTCCAACAGATACAACTTATTCCGAAAAATTTAGAATAACAGTAGATACATCTTTTACTATAAAGGGTTGGTTATTTCCGGAAGAAAAAAGCAACGTTGGTAATATATATCAAATAGATAATAATTTTATAGCAGTTGATTTACAAAATAGAATATACTCTCCTCTTGAAGAGCAGATATCAGTAGAATCTTATACCAATCAAGGTTATGGAGCTTTATCAGGTTATGATAATAGTGTACCTACTAATTATTCAGAAACTATATCTGTATCAGGTGTACCTACATTTACAAATATATTTTATACTACTTCAGGTGTTTTTGAACAATTAAGAAATGAAACATCTGTACTATCCTCTCAAACTAATAATTTTATATTATATGGAAAATCACTAAATTATAGTAATTCACTTTACATAAGTGCTAATAGATTAAATTTCTTTACAGATTTCCAAAAAGTAACTTCTGCTAAATTAGATACTATAAGCGCATATAAACTTGATGATAGTCTTTATAATATAGCTACTGATAATATAGTAAGTATATTCTTACCAACATCTACTTTAAGTGGTACCGGTAAGTTTACTTTTGTAACAGCTAACGAAGCCGGGTGGGCTTCTTCTTATCAAGCTGCTAGCTCTATCCTTAACTTAGAATAAATATAAACAATGGCAAGACCTGATTCATCAACATCATCTCCTACTAATCGTTCATATGTAACGAACGATGGACGTGCATCTACATTTGGTAGAAATTTAATTCAATATATTCAAAATAGATTACCTTATTCAAATGTAGCTCCTGAAGAAGATAATCTCAATCCTAAATATAATATATTTAAAAAGACAGGAATGAAGAGAGCAGAAGCTTTAGCGAAAGCTTCAGTTTCTTCTTCTAACCCATACAACAATATACCCATAGGTGATTTTGCAAAAGACTCATCCTTTGGTGATGTAATGTATGCTAATATACAAGAAGATAAACAAGGTAGGTTAAGAGATTATAGAATAATTGCTGCTTATTCTGAAGTAGCAGATGCATTAGATGAAATTTGCGATGAAACAATTAATCCAGATGAATCGGGGTGGATTACAAAATTACATTTAAAAGAAGTTGATTTAACTATAGAAGAAAAAACTGAACTAGATAAACAGTTTCATAGATATGTAGAGTATTATGATTTAAAAAATAAAGGTTGGCAATATTTTAGACAGCTTCTTGTTGAAGGAGAGTTATTTTTTGAACAAATAGTTCACGAAGGTTATTTAGAAGATGGTATATTAGGAGTAATTAATTTACCTGCTGAGATAATTGATCCAGTTTATAATAATATTCAAAATATGCTTGTAAAGGGCTTTATTTACAGAAAGCCTATTTTTAATATAGATAAACCTAATAAGATTGAAAAAATAGAATTTATTCCTATGGATCAAAACCAGATTACTTATGTTAATTCTGGTGTATATAATGAAACTAAAAACTTTGTTGTACCGTTTTTAGAAAATGCTAGAAGACCTTATAGGCAATTATCTTTAATTGAAGATGCTATTGTAATATATAGATTAGTAAGAGCACCAGAGAGATTAGTTTTTAATGTTGATGTAGGAAACATGGCACCTCCTAAAGCAGAAGCTTATCTTAGAAAACTTATATCAAATTATTGGTCAAAGAAAACTTTTGATTTAGATCAAGATAATGTAGTTAAAAAATTTAACCCTCAATCAATGCTTGATGCATTTTGGTTTGCTAGAAGACAAGGTTCTGAAGGGACAACTGTATCTCAATTAGCTGGTGGTGCTAATTTAGGAGAGCTATCTGACTTAATGTATTTTATTAAGAAACTTTATAGAGCTCTTAAAGTACCTTCAACTAGACTTGATCCTAATGACCAAGCTTCTGCTGACGGGTCAACTATATTACGTGAGGAGTTAAAATTTGCGCGTTTTGTAATGAGACAGCAACAAAGATTTGGAGCTGGTCTTAAAAAAGGTTTTATTACTCATTTAACGTTAATGGGTCTATTTAAAAAATATGATTTAAATGAGCAAAATTTAGAAATAGAGTTTAATGTACCTACTAATTTTTATGAATTAAGAGAAAATCAAAGATTAGAATTAAAAGCAGGTAATTTCAACAATCTCGCCTCTTCTGAATTTATATCAGCTACATATGCACAAAAAAAATACCTTGGGTGGAGAGATAAGGATATTCTAGCTAACAGAGAGTTTTTAAGAAAAGATGCTGAATTACAGTGGGAGTTATCTCAAATACAAGCAGCAGGACCGGCATGGAAAGAACAAGCAGTAGCTGGAGAAGTAACAGGAGGTGAAGCTGCTGTAGGTGGTGAAGGCGCAGGGGTAGGAGCTAGTGGAGGTGAAGGTGGTATTCCTGAGTTTGGTGGAGGACCAGCAGATACAGGAGATGATGTAGAAGTAGCAGCTGAAACTGAACCTGATGCAGCTGAAACAGCTGAGATATAATTATCTTATTGGATTAGAGCTAAAGAACTGAGTCCTATAATAAAGAGTACCAGCTCCTGTGCCAGTTTTAGCTGAAACTTGATTAACGTTAGTTAAGCCTCTTAAAGTAATACTGTCATTATCATCAAGTAAAAATCCCCTGCTTACATTTGTAGCTTGTGCATCTCCCCAAGCATCAGATCGATCAAAAAGCGTGACTGATTGACCAGTCTTATTTACTATGTATACTTCTGAGCATAATTGACCTAAAAATGGTTTAACTGAATCAATACCTGATAAACGAGTCATACCTGTAGTTACACGAATATTAAACGATCTACACTCATTATTATTAAAATATGTACTTCCGTTATTAGTAGTTAGAGCTTCTGGCATATTATTATTTATGCTAGAATAAATAATTTTATGGCACTTGCATGTACTATTCAGCCTCTTTCAGCATT